CATAATTATCAAGATACTCCAGATAATTAGTTCCTATTCGTATTGAATAAACTTGTTTCCCTGATACTGTTTTTTTAAGAATATTCCCATTTGGAGTTGCATATTCATTGACACCTTCCCTTGTTGTAATAGTCATAGTCTTTATTCTAAAAGGGAATGGATAAGAACACCAAATCTCTGAAAGAGCCTTATTAATAGAAGATTTTAAGGCACTTTCCATTTCATCAACGCTTTCGGCATCTCCGTCATACATAGACCACGCTTGACCTGCGACTTCATTATATATGGTAAGAAAGGTCAATGTCATTTTTTACTTGTTTCCTTAGATTTGTTTTTGTTTTGTCCTTTAGCGTTGTTATTATTGCTTTGTGTATCTTTCGTTTTTTCTTCTTTAACGACCAATTCCTGTACCGATTTAGTTTCTTTTTGTTTTTTTTCTTCAGGTACTTTTCCTTTAACAACTTGATAATTACCTCTATCTTCTTTAACTATTCTGATTGCTTCTTCATCTGGCAAGGTAAAAGTATGCCCAGTTGGTTTAAATTTAATTTCAATCATAAAGCTCCTTGTTTTAAATATTTAATAAAGACAATAGGGAGCAAAAGCCCCCTATTTAAGTATGTGCGTTATAATCCGACTTTTTTTCCTATAGCATAAATCGTTCCAGTAAATTCAGAACCAAAGTCTATATTTATATTTCCGTTATTATCAACAAATCGTGCCGGATCTTGAACCTGAAAAATTGTTGTTGAAGATTTCTCTACAGACAATGTTAGGTCGCCAAGCATTGTATTCGGGTATTTATCCCCTTTTCTAAATATAATTGTTGAGTCTGCTGAAGAAGCAGTGTTCGACAGCACGATAAATAAAGTATTATTCAAGCAAGCCATAGCATTTTTAAGAACAATACCATTAGCGACAGTAACAGACTTCGGGGTAATGGTTTTTAATCCGATAGATTCTGTATTGTCCATAATAGGAGTTTGGATAGTTATTTCATCTCTAGCCATAAAAAATCCTTTCTAATATTCGGGGCAATATTAAGCTGCTCTGCTTGATAATGCCAATGGGGCAGTAATTTTAACAGTTCCTAAGAAATCAGCTCTAGGCGCACCTACACCATATAAGCCATAACCTTTGTATCTGGTATTAAAATTCTTTTCAGGCATATAGTTTTTCATGTTGAGATTTTTTGAAATACCGCCTGCAAGAGTTTTACCTTTAATACCAAATAAAGGATAATAAGTAATACTATCATCTTCTTCAATAACTGAAGCAATATTGTTAGAAACAACAATATCCCAGCCGGATAATTTACCAATAAAACCTTTAGCCATTTTTTTATGACCTGATTCAACATATTTGAAATCATCAAGTTTACCGAGATAGAACTGATATTCCGGCGGAACAATTGCTACCATTTGTCCGTCTATCCAGTTTGTGTGACCTTTCCTATCACCGCGCTGAAATTCTGCCTGCATATATGCTAAAATTTCTTTTGCATAGTCGGCATCAAGTTTAATCGAAGCATTACTTGCTCCTGACAAATAATGCCCTGCTCTGGTATAAAGATTTCCGTAAGCAGTATCAACAGCAGCGGCAAATTGTTTTATTGCATCAGAAGAATATTCTTTTGCAAGTTCAACTTTCTGTTTTAAGTCTGGTGCGTTTTCAATCTGTTGTTTTTTGACTTCATCTACTTCAAAGTGAAAAGCTTTACCTTTATCAAATTTTACTTTAGCGGTAGTAGTCGTTGTCAATTCCGCATCATTCAAATCACCGCCAGTATAATCAAATAGATTAACCATAGCTGGCATTATAACATCAACTTCAGCACCTGTTTTGACACCATCTTTTAGCTCGGTATGAGCTAATTGCCCTATTACCATTTCATCATAGATGTATTTATTGTATGCTTTGGTAAAGGTCGTAATCATTAACTGTTCATCAGACATATATTAATCTCCTCTCAAACTAAAGCTTCAATTGCTGATTCAAGTTCAGCGTCCGTATAATCCTCTAACCTTTTGTGGGGAATCGTTTTAGGATTTGCCTTAGGACTAAGATTTTTTAGTAAATCTTTGTCTTTCTCATTTTCAGAGTTAAGTTTCTGTTCTTCGAGAAACTGCTTGCGAAAAACTTGTTTAAGGTTTTCTAAGTGTTGAATAAGTCTTGATGTTTCAAAGGCATCACCCTTGACGGATAAAGCTTCTTTGAAAAATCCTACAAACTCTGGGATGTCAAACCATTCAGGATAATTCTTAATAGCGTTTGAAACAAATTCTTTAGCTTCTTTTTGATATTGCTCATAACGTTGAACATTCTGGCGCTGTTGGATATTATTTTTACAGCGTTCTGAAATAATTGAAGCTCTTTTTATAACATCAATGCTAAATTCTTCTTCGATTTGAGATAAGAGTTCAGGGGTTGGAACTTTTCGATATAATGCAAGGAGTCCGCGAACTCTATCTGGTTCAGCTACGGTATGTAAAAATCTTTCATACTCATTAGCCTGTGCGTTAGCTATTTCCATAACTAACTGCATATCTTCCTGATTTTGAAATCCGCTTTGTTCGGCAATAGCGTGCTGTTGAGCTTCTAACTGTTTAGAACGCTCTGCTTGTTTCAGCAGGGTTTCTTTCTCTTCTTCCCAGTTTGCTTTTTCATCCGCCAAAGGTTTTAACTCTTGGTAAGATTTAAGCAGGCTTTCAACATCTAAACTTCCGTCACTTTTTAAAAATTCTTCAGGGTAATCAGGTTTCTCCTGATTTTCTGCGTTCTGGGATTCTGTAGGGTTTTCATTATCTATTTCTGTACTTGACGGCTCTTGACTTGTAATATCATCTTCAGATAGAATACTGTCTATTTGATTTTCCAAAGATTCATTACCTGCTTGTCCTTCTTGGACAGAAAAATTTGCATCATCACTGGTTGACATATCTAACTCCTTCGCTTCTTAGATGCTCGCATTAAACGGCATTACAGGATTGCTCCTCGCAATCCTTTCAGCCTCTGCTCGCATTCCGCTTCTCATTAAAAAAATCTGATTTCCATTTGTCAGTATCAGCAATCAGTTTTAACATTCCTTGTAGGATTAAGGGGTTAATGTCTGAATTTGCTAACTTGACAATATTTTCAAGTTGATATGACTTAATCATTGAATAATCGTCAGAAGTGATTAAGTCATATTTTTTTGCAATAATATCTCTATTCATAAATTTGCATTTTACTTTCAGGGGTATTTCTTGGAATTTCAGCACTATCTGGTATATTTGGCTTATTGTTAGCTTTTTGAGCTTGAATATTATTAATCAATTCCTGTACAGCCGGATTCTGCAATAGTATTTGTTGAACTTCTAGCGGAATTTCCATACCAGATTGCAAAAATCTTTCAGGATTCTCTACTCCTTTTTGTTCCATATACCAGACAAATATAGACTGAACATTTAAAGGAATATGATTAGCAAAACGTTCGACCGCAAGTATAACCATATCCGCAAAACTAAATCTTTCTGTCATAGAATTTCTGTCAGAATATGTATAACGATAATCACCCTGTCTTACATCATCAGTAATAATAACATTTTCAGGGTTATTATCCTTGTTAAGAAAAACTTGTTCAGTTCCAAATTTAAAATTTGCACAAAGTTGAGCTACATTTTTCACGGTCGGGATAATGAAGTATTGATTGATAATATCTAATACCATAGATAAACGAGTTGTTTGACCTTGTGCTTTAACATTTATTTCTGTTGCAGTTTTATCGCCGCTTTCTTCTGCTCCAAGCATATTGGGGAAAATTCCGCAAATTTCACTCATTAAGTCTGAAAGGAAGGTTATATCATTAATAAAAATATTGCTCTGGAAAGTCATAGGCTGTATACTGCTTGATGTATACAGTTGTTGGTCATAAGTAATAATTTTTCCTGGATAAAGTTCTACATCATCATTATCAAAAAAATCTTTAGGACAGAGTAAAGGTGGATTTTCTGTTAACGATTGCATATCTACAGTCTTGTTGAGCAGGTCTTCTTGAATATGTGCTAAATTCAAAACTGAATAAAGCGGACTTATTCCGCGTTTAGTTTCTGGCTCTTGCAAAAATGTGCCAAATGTAAACGGGTTAATTACATAATTGTTTTTCTCAAACCGCACAAGATACTTTCCACCAACAACTACAGCATGCCAATTGCGTAAAACAGTACCGTCCGGCATTGTGAAATTGCCCCAGTGTTCTAGCACTTCGATTGTAGAACCATTTTTATTTTTATTTAAAAGAGATTCTTTTGACTGGTCTATCAAGTCTGAAACATCAGGCTCTTTACTAATCATATTTCTTAAATCGTTTGCGACTTCTGCTGATATTTCATAGCATTGGTTATTTATAATATCTTCAGGAGTTCTCCAAGTTCTGTAGATTTTTGGGCAATTATTAAAGTCATCTGATTGTGAAACATCAAATACAAAATCGGCCGGATTAACTGGTATGACATAAGGGTTATCATAAATAATACGTTCATCAATATAAAAATTCTTTCCTTTAGACTTAGCTTCAAGTATTTTAGGTAATTTTTTCAAATCACCTTCAAATAATGTTTCAAAAAAATTAATGGGCCTGCGATATTCTTCTTTGCGAGTTTTCCAAGTTGTGAAAGTAATTAATTCCCCATATAACAATGCATTGTCAATAACAATATCGCAAATATGGGAATAATCCATTTTTTCAAGGATATCCACTAACATAGCTTTTTGCTTATTTGAATTGTTGTCAGCTTCTAAAGATTCTCCAGAAACATCAAACATTGAATTAATGCCGGAATATGTATTCTTCCAAATAAAAGCTTTAAATGTCTGATAAAACATGAAGAGCTTACACATTTTGACTTTAGCTTTCCAAGTTTTATTTTTATCGTTTTCTTTGGATAAGTTCTTTTTGAAAAAAATTTCTGATATTAATTCATTCGCAAAAGATAAAATGCTGCTTCTGGCATCATCATAAGTTTTGAAATCATTAACAATCCGTTTTGCCAGATGAAGTTTATCTTCTGGGGTTAATTTTTTCGTCTTATTACTTTTTTCAATAATGTATTCCATAAAGCCCCTATGCTGTTTAGTATCGAAAATAAAATAGATAACTTCAAACTCTGCAAAATACGGGGAAAAGTAGATTAATCTACAAAGCGAAGTTAAATATTATTCTCACTAAAACCTTCTATAACGAGTACTTCTGGCTGGTCGATTTTAACATTGCCGTCCTCATCCATACCGAGCGCAACTCTCAATCCTTTTTGAGCTTTAGATATGCCAGACATAATTAAATCCATATTATATGCGGATGCCCTCGGTTTTGACTTACCTTCGGTCAATTCTTCTTTATACTGTTCTAACAGCGTTTGAATAACATCAAGAGATTCATTAAAGAGTTGAATATGCCTTTCATTTGCTTGAATCTTATCTTCTTCAACTCGTTGATAGAGTTTATTTCTGGTACGTTCCTCGATTTCTTTTTTCTTTTTATTAATACCTTCCCTGCACATTCGTTCTGATATGGAGGAACGTTTTATATCTAAATCTGGTATTTGTTCCATAACAAAATCAAGAGTTTCACCACGCAGATACATAGCTCTGATTTTAGCCCAATCCTTTGCAGTAGGTTTTCGTTTAGCAGTTTCTTTTTTGTTTTTTGACATATAAAAATCCTTTAAAAAGAAAAACGGCAGTAGGTGAAAAAGGGATAGAACACTGCCGTTAAATCAACAAAGTCACCACATAAGGTAAGGAGGAAATTTAATTAATTTTTACAGAAGAAACCAATTGTTTATTACCGTAAAAATCACATCTTGATTGTCTAATTTCAATAATTTCACCTTTGGAGTTATGGATTTCTTTGTTATCTCCATAACATAAGCCGTAAGGGGCTTTTTTAAACTTTTTCATATCTTTATTTGTATATTCAACATCATTTATAAGTACGGGCATAAGTTTTTCTAACCTAGCTCCGCTAATAGCATCTCTAAATATTTCACCATCTAAAATTCTTGTTTCTACGAGTAGTGCAAGCCCTTTTTTGCATATAGGACAAGTACCTAGATAGAACTTCCTTCTGGTAAAATTTTCGTTATCCTTTAGAAACCATGTTTCATGTGATTTAAAGTTTGTATTACAATGGGTAAACATATACAATAATCCCCGTAGGTTCCGATACGTCAACTTTTTTTCGCCAGTCCCCTGTGTGTTTCCACATACGCTACTTCAAATGTCCGTATCAACTACTCTCATATTATTTACGATTTAGTAAAAAATTTGTGACTATTTTGACAGATTGTAAAAATAGTTTTACATGTTGTCATTTCTGTCACAAAAAACCTGTGAAATATTTTATAATGATGGTGTAAGTTGATTTTCTTGATTTTTAGGCTCTTTAGTCCTCTCGATAGAGAGGGCTTTTTAATGCCCCTGTGAGGTCTGGGGATATCTGGGTATGTGTATTCTATATTTAGGAAAAGTTAAAGCAGGGGGGTACGCCCCCTGCTGAATTTCTATAGTAGTATGCGTTCTTATGAAGAGTCTATAACAAAAGAAACATGCGATAACTGATAGCTGGCTATACGTTAGTAGGCATGGATAATGCAACAAAAACGGCTATTATATATAGTAATAGCCGTTAATTAGTAGTATAATCTTAGAGTAAAGCTCTATTTGTGCTTTATAGGGTAGTGCCTAAAACCCGACTCCTAACACACGAGTACTAAAGAAATTGGTTAGGAAAGGAGGGTGCAAACCAATGATAGATAAAATAATAATGCTACTATTCGTAGCAACGCTATTCATAGTAGCACTTTGTCTATTTAAATAGGGGGTACTAAGCGAAGTCCTTGGCAAGTTTTTAGCGAAGCTGTCAAGGGCTTCCCCCTATATATATTATTTATGATTTTACCTGTTTTGTCAATCCTTATGGT